TTTCCATCCCTTGTCGTTTGATTGTCTTACAGTTTGTTGATACTCAACTTCGCCGTTTGCCATTTTTTGTGCATGCAACATAGCTGCATCTGACTCAAGCATTTTGCGCTTCTGTCTATTTGTCATAATGTGAGTGCCAGCGCCGATTGCTAGTTTGACTACGTCAAGTATCATGTGATTATAGAATTATTCCTAAGATGATAATTACGATGATTACTGCACCACCGATAATTTTGGTTTCCTTGGATGTGTTGTCCCACTTTTCCATTAACCATTCTTTTGCCGATTGGATCATTTGCGTCTCCTCTTCTTGTTTACACCTGCTTCGCTGAGAGCGATAGCTATGGCTTGCTTTTTATTTACCACTTTTTTCTTAGATTTACCAGATTTAAGTTTACCTGATTTGTACTCACGCATTACTTTGCTGATTTTCTTTTCTTTTTTAGTGCGCATTTAGTTCTAGATTTACTGTTTCTAACATTGCATCTATGTGTGGTTGCCATTGTTCATGTGAGCCAGTTAGATAATCTCCAAACTCAATACCTTTGATCCAAATTCTATTGTCTGAAGTTTCAAAACAATAAACTGGTTCTATTTTATCTGTAAGAACAGAGCGTTTACTATCTTCTACTTTAATGAACTGATTATTTTCCATTACTAAGTGAGAACCAGAAACTTCTACACCTTTGTAGTTGTATATTTGTGTTGGCATAAACTCTAACTTAGCTTCTACTACACCACCTTTAGTTAGTTCACCAACAGTTATAGTTGTAATTTCTTTTTCTGTTCCGTCAGCCATCTCAATCATAGTGCCTTTAACAAAACATCCTTTACCACCTCCACCGCCAGCGCCACCGCCGCCACCGCCACCGCCGTCTTTACCATAGTTTTTACCAAATTTATTTTTTAGTGCTTGAAGTTTTTTATTTTTAGTAGGATCACTTACTAAAGGACCATGTTTGGTTTGCACAGCTCCTTTATATTTACCTGTCTTAGGATCAAATCCATAACCAACTAATTTACCTTTTGATATTTGATTTGCTGTAAAGCCTCCATATGGCTGGCCTTTAACTTTTCCTATGTTACCTTCATACTTATTTTGTTCCTGAGCTATGGCGTCTTGTACCTCTTTTGCTTTTTTTGGATCGACTTTTCCTGTTGGCGTTGCAGGAGCCTCATCAATAATTTTACTAATCGTTGCAGGATTAAATGTAACTTTAGGTTTAGCATCTGTTTTTTTCTTACTAAATATATTTTTAAAACTTTCAGGTACAAATTTGTTTTCAAGAAATTGAGTTGTTTTATCTGCAAGATAACCTAGCCCGTAAGCTATCGGGCTTACAAAAGGAACCTCGTCTCCTACTTTAACGTTTTTCGTGTACGGATTAACTTTAGTGTAAACTAATTTACCTTGGTCATTAAAACCCATCTCTGTTGGGTTTGCCTCAAAACGTGAAAGAGGGCGATTCTCACCGCCACCTTTTACAGGGCCAGACAAAGTTCCAAAATCTTTCTTTTCATTTATAAAAGAATTACCAGGCTCTACTGGAAGTGTAATGTTGCTAAAACCTCTGTCTTCTCCTTCCCCTGGAACATTTGGTACTGGCACTGCCTGTCGAATTGGATAGGTTGGTGCTTGGAATTGTGTGTAATAATCAAATCCTTGTTGTGCGTCCATAAAAGGAGAATACGCATAAGCAAATCTATTTGGCGTAAATGTTTGTTGCATCTGCTGTTGGCCTTGGCCAAGAATTATTTTAGAAAGATTATTCATGATACCACCGAAGCCTTTATGAACACGTCCGCCGTCTGCGTAATCATCTACATAATCTAACCCTTCAAAAAACTCTGGTGGTGCATTTTCAAAATCATCTCCGTATAAAGTTCCGTCTGCTAGAACTGTTGGTTCTGTTAGAGCGGAAAGAAATGGAAATATACTATACCTTGCCGTATCAATACCAAAATCTAAAAGACCGTAATCTTCTTCAGGCACACTTCCTGAAGGGACCTCTGTTAATCCTGCATCTGAATAAGTTAATGGCGCATCATTTATTGGTAAATTAACATCAAAAGCTAGGTCCTCTTCTTCTGTAGCAGAGTCAGAAAATAGATCTTCAATAGAAGGTTCTTTTGTTCCAAAAATATCTTTTAATGCAGCTGTGCCATCAGTAAACGCACTAACATCAGAAAAATATTTGTCAGAAATTGATTGACGCATTGCTTCACCTGTAGCGGCGGTGTTTAGCATGTCCTGTCTTACATTTGTAAATGGAGTAGAAGTATTTCCCCTCATGCTGAACTGAGGCATCACTCCTTTACCTAAGATATTTGCTAAACTCATTAATTATCCCCTGTTACTACATTAGCCTTCATTTCTTTTATGCCATCTTTTGCTAAAGATACTGCTGCTCTTAGTTTTGCGTGTTCATCGTTTTGCTCTAACTTATCTTCAGCTGTATTTTTAGCTTGTAGCATTTTAGCTCTTTCGAGATTTAATTTTTCTTCGTTCTCTTCTCTACGAGCTTGTTCTTGTCTAGCTTTAATATCTAATTCTCTGTCTTTAAGTTTAAGTAATGGATCGCTCTCAATTTGATTTAATGTTTCTTTTTCTGCTTTAGAATAATCTTCCATAAACTCAGAAATTAATACAGCTTTACGTGACTCCATTTGTATTTTTGTTTCAGCCTCCACTTGTTGCAACTGTTGTATCTGTGGTGGTGGTTGCATTTGTGGTTGTTGTTGCATTTGCATAAGAATAGGTTGCATCTGCTGTCTTAACTGATTAAGTTGCGCAATCTCTTGTGCATACTCCATTTCAACTTGTTCTTGTGACATGAGGTTAATATGTTCCATACAGTTTTGCTGTAAAATACCTAATGCTTGCGGATTGTTTCTACAAACAGTTGTGCCCATAAATAATAAGTGCGCTTTCATGTGAGCTTGGTGATCTTGTTTTGGAAAAGCTTGTATTTTTTTACCATTCAACGCTAATACGTTTTCTGTACTAGGATCCATCGCTTGTGGCACTGGTGGCGGCGGTAAAACTAAATCTACATCTTTTACGCCCAACGCTTCGTACAAATGCCTGTATGCATGGTACACATTGTGCAGTTGTGGGTTTGACATTGCAATTTGTAACTCACTTTGCGCAATAGCAATACGTTGTGTTTGTGAAAAAATGTTTGGATCAGCAACAGGAATAATATCTATTTTCTGATCAAAGTCAGCTTGGTATATTTGGTTTTGTCCACCTACAACGTCGTAAGGGTAAAATTTAGGCAAGTAAGTTGTAAAAACTTTTTCTAATAAACCAAATTCACTCTTCATAGCTGCGTAAATTCTTTTGTGAATAGCAGACATGACCCGCGATCCACGTTCCAAGAGCGCAACTGTTGTACCAACAGCCGCTGATTGATTTCCATCACCAACTTGTAAGTCAGCGATGCTCGCGAATCGTTGTCCTGCAGAAACAACTACACCCATAAGTTGTAATAGTGTGTTGTCTGGACCTTTAAACGGTAAAATTTTAAATGCATCGTCTAGTCTTCCACCAGGTGCATCTACGTCACGAAACTCGCCCGGCTGCAACGGTTGAGCTTCGTCTCTGACGCGGATGCCTCGCATCTTGAATCCGGCTGGTAAATTTGACAAGGTGCCGGCGTCTAATAGTTGTCTTAGTGCTGCTGTTGCAGTCCTCGACAATCCGCCGATCATGTGAATTAAGCCGAACCCATAAAATCCGAGTCCTGGTAGAAATTTAAAGTGGACGAAATAATCCTTGCGTCTCTTCAACTGGTCTTGTTCATCCCAGTTTTTAGTGATGCTAAGAACTTTTCCTGAACCTTCGTCCAAAGTTACGATGTAAGGAAACTTTATGCCTGTTGGCTCGTTTGTTTTAGGGTCTATATCTTCCATACCCTCAATTTCTAGGTTTATATGAGCCTCCAAAATGGTGTAAACATCGTCATTTTTAGGGTCTACACCCGATAATTCGTCTTTTTTGTCTGTAATTTGGTCATTTTCGTAATTTTCATTGCCATCAATGTCAATATCTCGATATAAACCGCCTAATTGGTTCTGAATTAGGTCATTTTTTGTCATTTTGACCTTGTGAATGATGCAATCTGTGTCATCTAGCGATGTAGAAGTGTAAGGGACGTATAAATCTTCTGCTGGTACGAACTTTGACACACAACGACCAAGAATTGCATCGTAATAAACTTTTTTGAACGTCGATCCTGACAAAGGTAGGTTAAAAAGCATCTGATCAAACTCAGGTTCGTACTCTTTCATGTTTATCATAAGCTGATAGTTCATAAACTCTTTGACACGCTGTGCTTGTTTTACCTTGTCGGGTGTTTCCAGTCCTATAATTTGTGTTCTTACAGGACCGCCTGCTGGCATTAACTCTTTATAAGCGAGAGCTTGGAATTGTGTTACAGCTTCGGCAAGAACTGGGTGTGTTGCACCACTACTGCCTTGAAAAGGTTCTGTCCTATCCTCGTATTTAAAACCAAGTAGATCAAGTCCGTTAACATAAGTTTGTTCCCAGTCTGATCTAGATGCTCTGGAATCTTCAAAGTTTTTTACTACCTCATCAGAAATATCATTAAGAATATCCTCGTCTAAGTTTTCTGCTAAATTAGCACCGTGACCTTGCTGTACTTGTGGTTGTTGTGGGTTACCAAAATTAACCACAGCTCCACCGTCCTGAAACATTTCTACGTTTGGTGCTTCTTCTGGCTCTTGTGCCTCTAGTTCTACCTCTTCGCTAAACACTTCTCTTTCTAGTTTAGCTTCATCAATTCCTTGATCAGGTATGTTTTTGTCTATTGCCATATTAACTCCTTAGTCCGAATAAATTTCCTAGGCCCCCTATGTTTAACACATTTTGAGATTGAAGACCAGTTTGTGGTTGATTAGGATTTGCTTGTGCTATCTGCTGTCGTATCTGCTGTTGACCCATTCCCAACACTCTTCCTAAATTATCCATTTTTTTATCTAAACCTATACCAACCTGTTGAAAGTCATCCATGCCGGCATATGTGTCAGCCAATCCCTGTTCAGCATCCATATATGCCATTCTCCTAGCTTGGTCGCTTTCGGCTTGTCTTAACTGAAATTGTTCACTGCGTTCTTGTGCTTCTTTAAAAGCTGGTGAGTTCATATACTGCTCCATTAGTTGATAGCGCATTGGGTTTGCCATTGCTTCTTGACTTGCTCGCATTACCTCCTGCGTATAAGGGCTATTCATGTTAAAAAGGTCTTGGTTAGTCATTGCATTTTGTTGTGCTTTTGTAGCATCTGGAGCTGCAAGAGTATTGACAATACCGCCTCCTGCAAATTGTGGCTGAGATCCACCCGCTTTAAATAATCTTCTTATTAAATCTTCTCCAAGTTCAGGTTGAGCTTTTACCAATGCTTGTAATTTATCATTATCATCTAGTAGTATCGCTCTGAATCTTTCGTAGTCGACTAATTTCATCATAGCAGCTCTCATGGCTTCGTTGTATCTAGGTGAGTCTTGCACCATGTCATACAAAGCATCCATTTCAGGAAGCTGTGTTTTTGGGTTTCTTGAAACGTTTTTAATTTGATCCATGTCGCCTAAAATGTCAGCTCTGTGTCCTGTTTGAAAAGGACCTGTCTTAACCATTTCTTTTTCTAATCTTGGTGACATTATTCTTTTTAGTAAACCTGCTATACCACCACTAAATTTTTTCTCTCTTGGTTTGAATGGAATAACCTTACCAGTTTCTTTTGGATCTGGTTTGTAATATTCCATCATGTTAAAATAATCTTCTGACAATCTTTCTCTTGAGTCTCTATTTAGCGGTATATCATTTAATGCTTCCTCAATATTTTCTTGCAAAACTTTTCTTTGTGCAGGGTTTGCCATACCAAACTTTTTACCTGACACAACATCCTCTAACATTTCAAACAATCCATCCACGTCATTTGCATTTCTAAGTTCGTCAATTTGTTTGGATGTAACTACTTCTACTTGGTCAAAATTAGAGAGGCCCATGTTTTTAACATTTTGTTTGTAAGTTTGTTTTTGTCCAAAAGGTTTTACACCTCTTGCTGCAAGTTTGATGGCTTCCATAATTCCTTTAGCAGCTCCACCTAGGGCCATTTCAACACGACCACCGTCTGCTTGTTTTGTTCTTGTTTTTTTAAGTGCGTCTTGCAAAAACTGTAATGCCTCTGCAGGGTCATCG